ACAACAGATAAACAAACATGGTTAAACCCATTTGATACTTATAATAAGTTTTTAAATGATGTAACAATGGCTTCTTATAANGATGATGAAAGTTTCTTTAAGAGTTACTTTGATCATTATTATTATTTAAACTATGTTAATCTTAATAATCAATTNTCNGATGAANTTGAATTTGANGAAGCATTAGAAGTTTTACAAATGAGNGANGANTTTAGACAAGANAATATTATTGATAAAATAGACACTAAATTAATTTTAGCTAATAGCAAAGCTTTAGCTGGTGGTGGAGGTTTTATTAAAGGATATACTTTAGTAAACAAAGCTGGTCAAGTTGTTATTGATAATGGATATAGAAGATATTTACAACATTATGATGCTTCATTAAGTACAACAACTCCAAAAGAAAAATATCAAAGTTATTTTATTGAACCATTAAATACTAAAGGAACTAAAGATAAAATATTATTAAAAGGAAGAACAACCGAAGATTTCTTTAATACACATAATAAGTATAAAATGCTAGGTGTTCAATATGGTTTGCCTGATGGTAATTGTCATGAAAACTACTTGCATGCTATAGTTCAAAATAGACAAAATAATGAAGAACTCGAAAAGATGATGATGCGTGTTAATTTAGGTGCGTGTAATTTTAATCTATATAGGGGTCAAAGAATTCCAATTCTTATTTTAAACACCAGTAATAATTCAAGACAAAGTGAAACCGCAGATACTAGTCAGAGCGCAGAAGAGTCTATAAGTATAGATAAATTTTTAAGTGGATATTATTCTATACATGGAATCACATATTCTTGGAGTTCACAAGATGGAATTTTTGTACAAGAATTAATGTTAACAAGAAGAGAGTGGCCATTACCTGCAAAATAATTTTTTTAAAATGAATAGCGCATTAGACCAAAATATAAATACCTTTCACAAAGGATTTACTACTACCGAACAAGGTAAGTATGAAGACCCAACATATCTTGGGTTTAAACTTGTGTTTGATTTTAATCCAGCTCATAGAAATTTTGAGACTGGACAAACTGATGATCCTTTATTTTCTGAAGATACTTCTTTAGAAAGTGCAATGCAATATTTAAAAGCTACTGGTTATAAAAACAGAGCTGAGATGCTTAAGAAATTTAAAGACACTTTACAATTTGTAAATGAAACTACACCTTGGTATTTTCAAACATTAAGCGGTGTTAATGATTTATGGAAAATTGAATTTGGTGAAAACTTTAATCCATTCAGAGGTAAAGACAAAGTATTAGAAATAACTTGTTTAGAGAGTATAGATTTAAGAATGACTGCATTAGCTGACATGTATAGAAAAGCTACATTTGATGCTAAGTTCATGCGTCATCTTTTACCAGAAAATTTAAGATGGTTTACTGTAAGAGTTCAAATTGCTGAGATTAGAAAATTCCACAAACTTAAAGCAACAGCAGATGGTTTAAATGTTGGAGGTGGTGCATTAGCTGGTGCAACTGGTGCTGTAGGAGCTGCCGTTTCAGGAGCTGCAAATAAAGCTACATCTGCTGCATCAAGTGCAGTTGGTGGTGTAATACCTGGATTAGCCGGTGCTACAAAAGATAAGATAAGTACACATGCAGATGATTTTGAACTTATAGATGATTTAATATCTTTAATAGAATTCCACTGTTCACATTGTACTTTTGATTTTAGCGAAAGCTTTCCTTCTGAAAAAGAATTATCAATGAATGGTGCTACTGATATGGCTACACAAAAATTCAAAATTAAAGTAGGGCATATTGAAGAACATCACCGTTATAAAATTATGGATGTTACTTTAAAAGATGGTGTTACACAAGAGAATGGTCCTTTCTCAGTTCCTATTCCAGCGTTTGATAAAGCATTTAATAAAGCAGCAGACAACATTTTATCTAACACTGTACAAGGATTTACAAATGGACTACAAGATAAATTAAAAGAATTAACAAATATCCCTGGAAATTTAATTGCTGGTGCAGTAAATAGTTTAAGTTCTAAATTGACGAGTGCTCAATTAGGTAATGTATATGATTTAAGAAATCAAACATTAGTAACTGCTATTAATGGATTTTTAGGAAAGAATGAACAACTAGGAGTTCAACCTTTAGGTAAAGAAGATGTATATTCTGGAGTACCTGGAGTTGATACTACTTCTAAAATATCAGACACGTTAGGTAATATTTATAGATAATAAACAAACTATGTTAAACAGAGAACAATGGATAAAAGATGACTTAAGAGAAATGAATTTTCTTGGAGTTATCGTAGATATAAAAGACCCTAAAAAAGTGGGGCGTTGTAGAATAAGAGTATTTGGAAAATTTGATGATATTGCAGATGGTGATCTTCCATGGGCAAGTCCTCAAATGCCTTTGTCATTCGGTATGGATGGAGGTTCAGGACGTTTTTCAACTCCTAAAGTTGGAGCAGTTGTTGCAGTAACTTTTAATAATGGTAACATTTATTCTCCTGAATATTTTTCAATACAAGAAATAGCAACTGATTTAAAAAATGAAATTTCTGATTCATATACGAATGCACATTCATTAGTTTACGATGATGATGAAAAAGTAAGAATATATTATACACAGAAAAAAGGTATCACATTATTTTTAAAAGAATCAAGAGTTAATATTGCAAATGATAATTCAATTACAATAGAACATGCTGGTACAAGTGCTATCATAGAATTAAGAGGTAACAACATTACTATCACAGCTGATTCAGAAATTAATATGACTGCTGGTTCTAGAGTTAAAATTTCAGCTCCTGAAGTTTGGGTTGACGGTAAAGAAACTAAAGCAGGACATGTACCTGCATACAGTATGGTTTTAGCAGAACCTTTATTTGCTTTCTTAAAAACTTTATCTGCAACTGTTGATGCGAAATTATATACGACTCCCGGAGCAATGGCAACGGCATGTAACGCCGCAGAACAACTTTCTGTTTCATCTACATGTAAAGTTTCAAAATAAAAATAATTCAAATAAAAATTAATTGATGCAGCTTAATAAAGCTGCATTTTTTTATTTTAACAATTCAAGAAAAAATATTAAATTTGATATGCCCCATATTGCCCTGATATTTAAAACACATTATTTTGAAAAAAGCATATCATTACACATCATGGCGAATAAATGACGATGACCAATTTTGCGGTGTAAACTTTGGTTATGATTTCGCAGCAGAACACGAATCAGGTATTTCAGGTATAAGAACAACCTTTGGTATTAAAACATATACTGGAAATACTACAGTTAATAGTATTAAAAAAATGTTTGGTGTTTTAAAACCAGCATTTGGTATTGAAGCAAGAATAATAAAAGAAAAACCAGCTTCTTTAGCATTTAAACAGAAAGGTGATTTTTGTTGTATTTACTATTCAAGTTCATTCTTAACAGACACAGTATTTGAAGATGGAATAAAATCTCTTTCTTGGGAAATGAGTAAAGCCAATGGCAAAGACTTAGTTTGTTATTGGGGTGAAAACAGTTTTATGTTAATCACAACCAATCAAGCAAACTTTCAAGAACTTAAAAAAGCTTTTAATAATTTAACCATCGCTATTTTTACTGCAGGCAAAGATGGTTTAGTCTTAGCACTATCTGAAAAGTTAGATGAGAAAACTAAATCAGATTTAATGTCAAGTGATTTCAATGCATGGGAATTAAAGAAAGAAGCTGAAAGCTTAGGAATTGAAGAAGCACTTATAAAAGCTAAAAAAGAATATCATGCTTTAAGACCAGCATGGAAAGATGATAAAAAAACAGTTGTACATTTCTGGCTTAATCCTTATGATCAACAAAAGTATAATCATGGGTGGTATAGTGTTGAAGAATTGAAAGACTGGATAAATGAGAAGGGACCTATTATTAAAACGTTAGAAGCAATAAAAGATGGAACAGTTTAATACAGAAGATATACAATTACAAGATTTTATTTTAAAATCAACGACTACACAATTAGTGCAAAATTGTCAAAACATAAAAGAACTAGAAAATGTGTTT